TCCCGGTGCTGCTGCGTTCTTCTGTACTGAACTCTGCGCCTCTGGAGCCGCTTCCTTGATTCCCGCCTGCGCGTTCATTTGAGCACGGTCAGCGGGACTTTCGTCCTTGAAGTTTATCGACTCGTTCGGAGGTTTCATCTGCTGTTGAGCCTGGGCCGCTGCCTGTGCCTGAGCCGCCATCATCTGATCGTGGACCGCTTTGTGCATCCTCACGTTTTGGATACCGAGTGCGGCCCGTTTCAAGGCTTCTTCGGGTGCTTCCCCATCTTCCGGCTGAGCTACATTCATCCTCAACCAGCAATCCTCGCTCGATAGGTATTCTTGGCACTTTGCTGACTCCCACTTGTGATAATCGTCTTGCTCTGGCATTATTGACGGCTGCGGCTGTGGGGGAGTATACGGCGGGGCTGGTAAACCCTGCTGCTCGGCCTGTAATGCCTGCTCCGCGTGTTGAACCGAATATTGAGCAATTTCCTCTGGTGCCGGAATGTTGGGCGGTTCCTGCAAAAGCAGTTCAAGCTCTCTCGCCTGCTTTTTATACGCAATCGCCGGAATAAATACGAGGTCTTGATTACCATTAAGTTCAATGAACTCCTCCCAGTTGTCCGGTGACTCGAAAAGAGCTTGCCCCACAGGAGAAGCAGCGGCCATCTTAACGAGATCGGTAAGATTCGCACGCTTCGCCGCCGTGGTCTCCGGGAAAGATGAATCAGACACGTGGGAATGGAACTTGCCCTTTTTCAGCCGTTCCATCTTTACGGTGATCTTCGCACCATCCTTACCAACGACTGCTATCTCCGTTCCATGATCGGGATTCTTGGATGCCAGCCGCGCCGCCTTCTCTGCAATCCCCGCGAACAGAATTTGCAAATATCCCCACGATGGGCCGAGCATCCCCATTGCCTGAGAACGCTCCATTGCTGTCTTTGCTGCTGGGTCTCCAGACTTAGATTCCCCCTGGAGGACAGGCATCGACCCTGAAATGTCCTGCGATACCGGCCCGCGAAGCTCTTCAATCGCCTCATCGAATCCCTCTGGAGGCGCTGCGGGAGGTTCGCGGTAAACTATCTGCTTTCCGATCTCCTGGTCCGGCGGTCCCTCTTTCAAAAGAATGTAGTCATTTGGCCGTGATCGCTGATTTGAGATTGCCTGGTAATCTTCGTCGCTGCCCCGGAAATACGTTACACTCCAGCCAGTTTCGTAATTCTCCCTCTTGGCGTTCATGTAGTCGTTGTAGGCGTCTTGGACAACCTTCATCGGCTCCATCAGCGCCCCGCCGGTCATGCCATCGCGCTCCATCGGGAACACAATATCAATCGCATCGTCAGGACATTCATTCCAGCTCTCCGAGTACGACTTGCCTACATACTTGACGTGGCACCCATCGGGGAACAGTTGCAGGAACTTGTCGCGGTAAGTGAACTCCTTGCCATCATCGCGCACGTCTTTTTCATCAGCGCCAGGATAAGCAGAGTCGAACGTCTTGTCTTGGAACACTTCGGGGCGAAGGAAACCATTCAACTCGGTCGTAAGGTAATTCAGCGCCAGACCTGTAAGGAAGAATCCCTTTTTCGCTTGCTTGACTCCGATTCGCGCAAAGCGATTCCAGTCCGATTCGCCAATGGACGGCTCCCCAGCGGTGATCTTCGAGCGAATCCACTCATTCTGTGCTTTGAGGGTAAGAACGTTCTTATCATCAAACAGGAAGCAGTATGGCGCGTCGGACCAGCACTTGCAGACGATGGGAACCTTGGACTCCATCGTCCCGTAAATGTCCGCCGTCTCCATTGAGCGCGGCTCATCCTCATCATTCAAGCCAAAACGCGCTTTGGATTTCAGCGTGTGAGTCCATGCGATTGTCCGGCCCGACATTCCCATCATGTAAGAGACGCGCTTTTGAATCCTCTTTACCGCGCCGCCTTTTTCTGACTGGTCGAATATTTCCCAGAACCCTTCGGCAGTTTCAGATGCTTCGATAGACTCAGAATCCTGCTTATCCGCCGCGAACCCAATGCCGGGAGGATTCTGCGTCAGCACTGCATCGAGCGAACGCCAACGTGCGCGGAAAATGTTGTAAGCGCCCATGAACATTGGGCATTGCACATTCTGACCGTTTCCAATATCGACATATCCACCAGCCGTACCAACTTGGTAAACACCTGTTGACCAGTTCGGATAAACGTGCTGGATCCCGTCGTAATAAAAGCGCATGATGCGGTCGAGCAGCACCTCGATGCGCCGGTCGTACATTTCCTGATCTTGGAGTTTCTTTACGATGACCTCTAACTTGTCAGTCAAGTCTTGAGGCATTTTCCGGTTATTTACGCCGTAGGTTGGCGGATCATCGGACTGCGGAACCGAGTTCAGTCCGGTTTCGTCCGCTTCAAGTCCATCCGGGAGTAGGGCGTTAGTTGCGATTTGCGGCCTCCATTGCCAAATTCACCACATCCTCACGCGCCAGAATCGCCGCCATTGCCTTTGCAACCACGTCACAGCACGGCTTCCCATCGGTAATCATGCTCAGGCAGTACGGGCATTGAATCAGGCAGTCCTTGGGCGACAACCGCGCTTCCCGCATCTGCTTCCACACGTAATCGAGCTTTTGCTGTCCGGTCATGCACTGGCAGCACGGCCCTTGCGTGAGGGCGTTCCATGCGTGGCGTACACAGTATGCTCCGTTGTGGTTCATCGCTGATACAACTTTCCCCGCGCCTTGGACTTGATGCGCTCGGCTTCTGATTCTGAAATATTGCCAGCGTGTTCGCTGCGGGTAGCGCCGCCGATGGCTAGACGAGCGTGTGTGGCATCGTTGACCGGGAAAGATCGTCCAGGGCCAGCAAAGGAACTCTTTGGCATCTTCTTGCGGTCTGCTGCATAGAGTTTGCTCATCGCTCATCTCGCATGATGTCTGCAACAAGCTCTTGCGGTTCTCGTTCATCCTCAAGCAACAAAGAAGATGATTCCACACAGATTGCAGACTTGGTTCTTGGACGAAATGTTAAATCTTTCACAATTGGGTGGTTAAGAGGTACAACAGATGCTACATCGGAAAGCCATACCCAAGCGCCTCCAATCAAAACCATTTTGTCGTCTTTATCTCGCGCCATATAGTTTCCCCTTCCGCTCAGGCTTGCCCTTCTCGGAGCCAACGCTAAAATCGTGTAATTGCGAATGGGACATCTTGAGCAGCCCCCGGTTTCTCGAATAGAGTTTGCCGGGGGCGTGCTCCGCGATTTGCATGGCGGTCTGTTGCGCCTTCGATACAGACGGCATCGCTTACCGCCTTACTGCACCGAAACAGAATACTCCAGGATCACCTTCAAGGTTCCTGTTCCTGTAGTGAAGGCTCCGGTTGCATTGGTGATGTAGATGGGCTGATTGAGCACGTTGGCCGCAGTAAGAACCGCATTCAATACGCCGCTTTCATTGATCTCCTGCATAGTGGTTCCCGACGTGAGGAAAGCCGCTGCAACTGTCGATGCAAGAGCATTTGTGGCTGCCGTTGTACCATATCCGACAGTCAGAACGCCTCCACTCGCATAGGCTGTGCCGGTATTCTCGTCAACGAGAGTCGCCTTCAGCACGTCATAAAACAGGCCGGTGCCGGGAGCGGGAAGCAATTGAACCGGTGTTGCATTCAGAGCGAGAACCTGGGCATTAGTCAGAGTCACGACCTGCCGCTGGATGCCCATGCTCGTAAAGTATTGAGTCGCCTCAAATACTCCACCATCCGATGCCCTCACCACATCTCCAGCGCCATGCGCATAAGTGAAAGTCGCTGTCAATACGCATTGCTGGTAACTGTTCGCCTGGCCGGTTGTGCATGAGGCAGAACTCGGAGTCACAACCTCATAGGTCGCGCCGGAGCCGATGGCAAACGGAGGATAGGTGGTCCCTGAAAATGGGTAAAGAGGATACGCGCCCACGCCGGTAGAGGCTTTTCCATAATCCAGCGTGATTGAGTAGCTTCCCGAAGTTCCGCCGCCAGCACCAACAATAAGCGCCGGTCCGCCATTGGGTGCAACTCCATAGGCAAAGCTGCTGACATTGATGTCGCTGGCGTATTGGCCATAATACTGCGCTGAAACGGGCAGTGAAGCCAGAAGCAACGCGCCGATAATGCAAAGTGTCTTTTTCACGTCATTCTCCTTGGGCGTTGCGCCCGGTTACATTCCGCCCAGTGCTGGGCCTTCCTCGTTCTCTGCTTCGCCGTGCTGATGCTGCGGCTCTTCAGACTCTTCGCCGAGAAACTTGTCCATCGCCTCACGAGCCTCGTTTGCGGTGTTGTGCTCACCATGGTCCGTATGCTGTCCCTGCTCATCAATCGAGTGAGAGTGGGCTGCGATGCCGTCGTGATGTACGATGTGGTGCTTGTCGCCGTCCGTTACCTTGTGGCCAAGGTGGGCAAGCATGTGCAGATGGTCAGGATGCTCTTCGCGGGTGCCGTCAGGATGCTCCGTGTGGAACGTCCCATCGCCGTGGTCATGGACTTCGTGAATCTGATCGCTTCCGCCGTCGCTCTTCTCTTGCTTTTCAGTCGATTCGTGCGGTTTGGTTTCACCATGCGGCTTGGGGATGTAAGAGCTATTCCGCTCCCCGCCGCGCATCTTGCCGAGTCCATCAAATCCATCTCGTGCCATTATTTTGCCTCACTTTCGGATTGCTGGACAATCGCTCTGCTACCTGTTCCAAGATCGCCCGGACCATTCGACACGATAACCGCATCCTGCGTTGTTGGGCCAATTCCGATTGGCTCCTCAACGATGTTCACACCATCCGCAGCGGTTGATGCGTTCACCACCGAAGCATCTCTGGGAACGAGCAAGCCGTCCCTGGTCCAATCCTCCACCGGCCTCAGTTGAGGTTCTACGACTTTCGGCACTTCTTCCGGGTCTACCGAGAAATTCTCGGACAGAAGCGCCTCAAACCGGGCCACCAAGTGCGGGTCACGGGGCAGAATCAACTCATTCTGCAAGAGTTGTGCGAATTTACTCGATGTCATTCTGTTCTCCAATCTCAGGTTGCAACCCAAACGCCGCCTCGGTCAACCGGCGCACATCCGCCGAAGACTTGGCCTTGATGATTGGATTGTCTACCTTTTCTGGGGGTTGTGTCAAAGGAATCTTGCGGAGGCGCTGAATTTCGGCCTCAAGCTGGGTATTGCGGGTTTTCTCATCTTGCAAATATGCAAGTCCGTCGTGGATATGGTCGTACAGCAATCCAGTTTCCACTAGAGTCTTGCTGACAGTCCTCCGCCAGCCAATCGCCATGCCTACAACCACCACCAAAAGAACGAATATCACTGCCGCGCTGCCCATAATGACCCCTTTCTCGGATTGTTATCCTGCTTCCATTTTGCCATAAGCACACTCTTTGCCGTCATGTCCGCCTTGGGACTCAAGCTCTGATAATACTCCTGCTGCCTCACTTGCAACGGTTTGGAGGCCGGACGGCCAAAGATTGCATACAGCCCATACCCGGAACCTTGCAGTGGAGAATCAGACCCGTCGCTCGAACCCTCGATCTGCTCCACTTTCACCGGGTCCGACTTCACCAGCGGGATCACCCGGCGCAACTGCTTGCACTTGTCGCTCACCATCCAGCCTGGATACTCCAACGGGTGCCCACTTGCATCCTCTCCGTACCTGATCCGCTTGGCAAGCAATTCCCTCATCAGCGTATCGCGGCCCAACTTGTCCCTTGTGCTCGGCAGCGGTATTGGGATGCCCTCGCGCCGTAGAACTGGCGTCATGCGCTGATTCACAGACCGCATATCCGCGCCCATCGTCGCTGTTGCCTTACTGTATTCCGCATCGAAAGAATGTGTGAAGTTGATGAACTGCGGAATCTCCATCTTTCCGTGTTCATTCTCTTCGACCGCCCACTCCGCTATATGCTCCGCCAAGTCTTCCGGCTGCTCGTGTTGGGTGTAAAGTTCATCGTATGTATAGACTTCACCATTCGGACCCATGCAGTGCTTGTAGTAGCTGGCCGGGTGCTCATACCCCCAGTTGCCTGAAATCCAGCGGCGATACCAGTCTGGAAATCGAACGCTACCATCCTTGAAAACATGGATATTCTCATCCCATACTCCCCGGAAGTATCCGCCAGCCGCCCCCCAAATGCCGAACTTGAGCGCATCGCGCACATCTGCCGGGTACGCCTCAAGATTCTTGAGGAATGTCGGATCGTTGGCGAATATCGGGTTGTCTAGATAGGTTGCCGGAAAGTAATCGTAATCCTCTGGATCAAATGCGGCCTTTTGGCTGTCGTCCATCCCCATGCAAGGAATGCCCTTAACGAACAAATCCTCTACCCACATCGCGCCGATGCCGATGGGATTTCCTGCCCCATACTTGCGGGGCTTATCGCTCACCGGGCAGCGATTCCAGGCCGCAACGCTTGCCCACTGCTTGAATGTGAACTCGCAAAGCTCATCGTAGCCCATGTGGAACCACTGGCCTTGCCAACCCCACACATCATGCTCATACTGCATTGACCCAAACTTGGTTGTGGCACCATTGAGCCAAGTGACCTGGTTCTTGCCCTCGTTGTATTGCCGGTAAAGCTCTTTGGGAAACGACTCGCGGAACCTGGTAATAACCGTGGCTTCAAGCATTGGGAATGTGCGCCGGAACAGAATCGTATGAACTTTGGGGCCATCCTCGTTGCTGAACTCATTACAGGCTTGAAACTGCTCCATCAACATTCCCATCGTTTTGCCGGGGCCAGCCGCGCCGCCCATGAACCCGTATGGTGCTGCCGAAGCATGGAAGCGGCATTGGAACGGGTATGGATCGTATATCTTGCGCGTATCGATGATGAAGCGGTCAGCGCCGGTCAACATTGGCTATCCGTGGTAGATCACGAGTGAGCCGGACGTGGGAGCCGTGGCAAACAGGCCGCGAACCCAGGGCACAGCGCATGAGATCGTAGCAAGCGCACCGGCAGCGATAGACGATCCGAGAGATGCGTACAGCGCCGCGCTATCCGAGGGCGCAGCTTGCATCTGTACGGCCTGATTCGTCCCGTTGAACACCGTGCAATATGTTGCCGTATCGCCTGGCGCTGGAGCAATGGCCACCTGCTCCGTGGCTAGTACGCCGCTATCAGATGCGGCATTGTTGACCAGCGCGATCTGGTCGCCGGTGTAGAGCGCAGGCTTGGGAGTGGGCATTGGCTGAGTGTTGTAGGCTGGCATAGATCACCTCACCTGTGAGTGTACATCTTCCAGCACCAGAGTCCCAAACCAAAAAGACAGCACGTGACGAACCAGCCAAGTAGCTCTCTCATGGGTACATCCTCCGACAATTTGTGCACCAGTAGCCGTCCGCACGTTGGAAGCCGGTATGGCCCGCCTGGGTGCACCTGGCGGGAGCGGCTGGACTCGAACCAGCGGGTTCGGCTTTGGAGGCCGACAGTGTGGCCGCTACGCTTACGCTCCCACTATCCCACTTGCGAGATCGACAAGCCCGGTTAGGGCACCGCGCAGGCTTTGCGCTGCTATCAGGCATCCACTCCCACCCGCACAGATCACAATGCCACATCTCCCGCGTTACTCTACTCATGGGTACATTGTACCATATATGGGTACGTTGCGCCCCTATTTAGGCGGCCTGGGGATGCTCGTGATGATCTGCACTGGACCGCCCCCGTCGCCAGTAATGGCCGTCTTATCGCCGTAGACCTTAGGCAGCAGCTTGCAAGCAATCCACTTACGGGCATCGACGCGCAGTTTGTTGCGCTGGACGCCCGCAGCATCCACACGTACACTCACTCCACCATCAGGATCAGGCACCGAACACGTCGGCGTTTCATCCGCTATCTCTATGATTTCAGACGCATATTTCTCCGCCTGCTGCTCTCGCGCACGCGCGTAATGCTCCGCAAAATCTGGATGTTTGCGGAGCCAATCAAACACGGTCCCAGCGTTGGGCATATCTGCATCGCCGCAAATAGCACGCACAGACTCACCAGTAGCTATCCTATCGCACAAAAAATCTGCAAGGGAGACGGAATAAAGCGTCGGGCGTCCTGCTGGCATACCTGTATCTCCTGAGCGTGATTATAGCGCGCTTTTCCTTTTATAGCACGTTTGACAACAAAGCAGCTATGTGCATACAATCCTGCTTATGGACGATAAAACCGTATCAGCGGTGATGAGCTACCTGGGGCGCAAAGG